ACACGAGGTAAAACAAAAAATTCATACCACTGGACCAGTGCTAGGTAAAATAAAACGGAATGATTCTCAGTACCACATCATAAAAAGAAACCCGGTAAAATTCGGGTCATGGACGGATTAATAATATTAAATGGAATAATAGCGGCTGGCTTACTACTGTTGTGGTGCTTTACTTTACTATAGTTCTTTAGGGTCGAAACCGTAGAGATCGGCAGTTTTTTTGATGAGTTTTTTAAAGAGACGGTTCGAGTGCATCTCATAGGTATTTTCACCTTCTAAGAAACAGTACATGTGGATCATTTCGTGGAGTAATGTCTTAACGATAGTGTCGAAGTGAGAACAACGTCCGGCACTGACGCATATTATGTGAGGTTCGGGTTCATAAAGACCATAGATATCTTCATCCTTAATCACTTTAAACTTCACTTCACTTGCTTCTGGCATATCCAATGCATCAAAAGGCGCCATACGAACAAAAGTCTTATACAATAACTTTAAATTTTCATTAGTAAGTAGCATTTTTTTACCTTTTATTATATACTCTCCCATTATATAGCTGCATAAATAAATCACAAGGTGTAACAGCGACACATGTCACAACACAAAACAACAGAACCTATTGATGTAGAAGTTCTAGAACAGATTATTATCCCTCATATTGATAAAGACATACCTATTCCTAAAAATAAAGAGGAAGCTAAGGTAGATTTAACCACATCAGAAGAATTAAACGCTCGTGTGGAAACAATAAAAGAACTATCAGATATTACGGGAGAAAATATCGAGCCAAGCGCCGAGAATCGGCAGCAGGCGGAGGATATAGCAAAAGAAATGATGAAAGATCCCAAGAAGAAAGTAGAATTTGGTAATTACCCTAATGAAACAATGGCCTACCTAGCCGGTATGGTGGCTCAGACTAACTGTATGATTGTAGAAGACCTTGCTGACTTGAAATTACACGTAGTAAATGGGTTAGTGCAGATAGCTAATACGGCAGAAAACGACAAAGACAAGTTAGCAGCGTTTAAAGCCATAGGTGACATAGATGGGGTTGATGCATTCAAGAAGAAAACGGAAGTAACTCACATTCACAAGTCAGACCAGGAGGTTGAAGAAGAACTTCGTGCGACGATTGAGCAACTTAAAGGCAAAATAGTAGAAGGTGAACACGAGGTTATAGAAGACGACGATGATTAGTGCGGAAGACCTAAAGTTACTGCAAGATAACTTACCTCATATGTCAACTAAGGAGAAAGCGAAACACTTAGAGCTCCTAAAGAAATACAATGAGAACGTAACTCAGAAAATAGCAAAGGATTCTTTTTTAGACTTTATATTACATGTATACCCAGACTATAAGATAGGAGCACACCATAGACGCCTTGCGAAAATATTTGAAGACATCGCTAACGGAGTTAAAAAACGAGTTATTGTTAACATCGCTCCGCGGCACGGGAAGAGTGAGCTCATTTCCTACTTGGCTCCGGCTTGGTTTCTTGGTAAACATCCTCACAAAAAAGTTATTATGGCATCTCACACGGCGGACTTGGCAGTTAACTTCGGACGACGCGTACGTAACCTGGTCAGTTCAGACAATTATAAAGACATTTTTCCCAAGGTTGAACTACAAGCAGATAGTAAGTCGGCTTCGCGTTGGGGTACTAATTTTAATGGTGAGTATTTCGCTATTGGTGTGGGCGGCGCTCTTGCTGGTCGTGGGGCTGATTTATTTATAATTGACGATCCGCATTCAGAGCAGGATGCTAAACAGAACAAGGCCGATGTGCTTCTTCCCGCGCGGGAATGGTTTCAATCAGGTCCGATTCAGCGTCTGATGCCCGGGGGCGCTATCATTATTGTGATGACAAGGTGGTCAAAGCTAGACTTAACAGGCCAAGTAATCAACCAGATGGTGAAGAACCAAGACGCAGAACCTTGGGAGATAGTAGAGTTTCCCGCTATACTAACTGATAAGCACGGAGAAGAGAAAGCCCTATGGCCTGAGTTCTGGGACTTAAAAGAGCTAATACAGAAACGGGATGTACTAGATGTTCGGTATTGGAACGCACAGTATTTACAGAACCCGACGAGTGAGGAAGGCGCACTTATTAAAAGAGAATGGTGGAATATATGGGAAGATGAGAATCCTCCGGCATGCGAATTTACTATAATGACCCTAGATGCTGCGCAAGAATCCAATAATCGAGCAGATTATAACGCATTAACCACTTGGGGAGTCTTTTTTAACGAAGAAGTCAATAATTATAATATAATATTATTAAATGCAATTAAGCGCCGTTTAGAGTTTCCTGAACTAAAAGCTCTCTGTATTGAGGAATACCGGGAATGGGAACCTGATGCGTTTATTGTAGAGAAAAAATCTAACGGAGCTGCCCTGTACCAAGAGTTCAGACGGATGGGTATTCCTGTTGGAGAATTTACGCCGGGTAAAGGACAAGATAAGATTAGTCGTGTTAATGCTGTCTCTGATTTATTTAGTGGTGGTGTGGTATGGGCCCCTGATCATCGATGGGCGCACGAGGTTATTGAAGAATGTAACGACTTTCCATCAGGCGCAAATGATGACTTGGTTGATGCGACAACTTTAGCACTATCGAGGTTTAGACAAGGCGGCTTTATTAGGCTACCTAGTGATGAAGAAGAAGATATGCCAGGGTTTAGAGGATATAACCAAAAAAGACTTTACGCATTATGATAAACCATTGGTTTATAAAAGAAACTATATGGATAATTAAGAAAGTGTTATACTGGACATTATTTGTATATTATATTATTACCATCATTATAGAACGAACAATTAAATTACTCATAAAGACATTAGGGAAATAAATTATGGCTGCAGACATAGATAAAGGACTTTACCAAGCTCCGTTAGGAATGGAAGAATTAGAAAACGAGTTAGGAGAACCTGAGTTAGAAATAGAAATAGTAGACCCAGAAGAGGTTACTATAAAAGCAGGGGACCTTGAGATTGAGATAGACCCAGATGCTATGGAGGATGAAGCGTTTAATGCTAACTTAGCAGAAGAAATGGACGACAGTCTATTAGAACAATTAGCAGGTGATTTATTAGGTGACTATGAAGCAGATTTGTCTGCAAGAAAAGATTGGCTTAATACCTATGTAGATGGACTAGAATTATTAGGGATGAGTATGGAGGACCGATCCGAACCGTGGGAAGGTGCTTGTAATGTATTCCATCCATTAATGACAGAATCTTTAGTAAAATTCCAAGCTGAAACGATGATGGAGACCTTTCCTGCTGCAGGCCCAGTGAAGACCCAAGTCGTAGGTAAGGAAACTAAAGAAAAGCAGGATGCGGCAAGTCGTGTTAAAGAGGACATGAACTATCAACTAACAGAGAAAATGCCCGAGTACCGACCTGAACATGAAAGAATGTTATGGGGTCTTGGTTTAGCGGGTAATGCTTTTAAGAAAGTTTACTATGATCCCAATTTAGAAAGGCAAGTCGCACTCTTCGTACCAGCAGAAGATATGGTAGTTCCTTACGGAGCATCAGACTTAGAAACTGCTGAGCGTGTAACCCACGTTATGCGTAAAACAAAAAATGAATTAAGAAAACTACAAGTAGCCGGGTTCTATAGTGATGTAGATTTGGGCGAACCTTCACATGATTTAGAAGAAGTAGAAAAGAAAATTGCAGAGAAGATGGGATTCAATGCAACATCAGATGATCGATTTAAAATCCTAGAAATGCACGTTAACTTAGATATACCGGGATTTGAAGATGTAGATAAAGACGGTGAACCGACAGGTATTGCAGTACCTTATGTAGTAACTATTGAAAGAAGCACTACAACAGTGTTATCTATTAGACGTAATTGGGACCCAGAAGATCGGACAATGAAAAAGCGCCAACACTTCGTGCACTACGGTTACATACCAGGATTTGGATTCTATTGTTTTGGTCTTATCCATCTAATTGGAGCATTTGCTAAATCAGGAACTATGTTACTACGTCAGTTAGTAGATGCAGGTACATTAGCAAACTTACCCGGCGGATTTAAAACACGTGGATTAAGAATTAAAGGTGATGACACGCCTATATCACCAGCAGAGTTTAGAGATGTAGATGTACCATCAGGCACTATTAGAGATAACATTCTACCCCTACCTTATAAAGAACCAAGTCAAGTACTTAATCAATTAATGAACCAGATTATTGACGAAGGCCGACGATTTGCAAGTGCAGCAGATATGAAAGTGTCTGACATGTCAGCAAACGCACCAGTAGGAACAACACTAGCTATCTTAGAAAGAACACTTAAAGTAATGTCAGCAGTGCAAGCACGTGTTCACTATGCAATGAAACAAGAATTTAAACTACTTAAAAATATTATTAGAGACTACACACCGGATGAATATAGCTATGAACCAGATGTTGGTGATCGAATGGCTAAGCAGTCTGACTATGACCAAGTAGAAGTAGTACCGGTATCTGACCCTAATGCAGCAACTATGTCACAAAAAGTGGTTCAGTACCAAGCGGTTATGCAATTAGCGCAAGCTAACCCTGATATATATGATCTACCAGAACTAAACCGACAAATGCTGGATGTACTTGGTGTTAAGAATGCAAACAAACTAATACCTAATGAAGAAGATATTCCACCTACTAACCCAGTAACAGAGAATATGAATCTTATTAATGGTAAACCGGTAAAAGCATTTATGTACCAAGACCATAAAGCACATATACAAACCCACATGACTTTTAAAGATGATCCTAAGATGGCTCAGTTAGTAGGACAGAGTCCGAAAGCTATGCAAGTTGGAGCAGCAATTGAAGCTCACATCGCAGAACACTTAGCATTTGAATATAGAAGATTACTTGAAGAACAATTAGGAGTACCTCTCCCTGCGCCAGACGAGGTATTACCGGAGGACGTTGAACTAGAGGTTTCTCGTCTCGCGGCTCGAGCTGGCCAACAATTATTACAGAAGAACGTCGCAGAGATACAGCAACAGCAGGTAGCAGCTCAGCAGCAAGACCCTCTGGTACAAATGCAGCAGCAAGAACTACAGATCAAGCAAATGGAAGCGCAAGCTAAAGCACAGAAAATGGCTAGTGATACCGCACTTGATATGCAAAAACTTGAGTTAGAAAAAGCTAAAATGGACTCAGCAGAAAGAATCGCCGGAGCTAAGCTAGGTGCGGATGCAGTTAACCAACAGAAAGAGTTGCAAGCTAAAGAGTTTATAGAGGGTACTAAACTCGGCATGGAAGCAGTATTAGAGAATAAAAAAATAGATCAACCGAAAGGATAGTAAATGACAGAGCTAGAAGTTCTGATTCAAAAGTTACAAGAAAGACAAAACGAATTACTTGATAGTTTGGGCGACGGGAGTGCGAAAGACTTCGCTCAATATCAGTATACTGTGGGAAAGATCCAGGGTCTCTTAACCGCACAGTCCATAGCCAAAGACCTTGCAAAAAGTACGGAGTATGACGATGACTGAAATCGCAACACCTAATAAAGAGATAGTATCTCCTACAGGCAAAGTAATAACTTCCGATGCTGCACAACTGGAAAAAGACGCTGCTGAACTAGCAGAAGCCAAAGCAGAAGCATCATCAGAAGAAGCAGCAAAAGCACTTCAATTACCTCACGTTAAAGGATACCGCATATTATGTGCAGTACCTGAAGTAGGTGAGTCATATGAAAGTGGCATTATCAAATCAGATAAAACAAAAAACATAGAAGAACACTCTACTGTCGTTTTATTTGTTATGAGAATGGGAGATATGGCCTACGGCGATAAAGATAGATTCCCAACAGGAGCCTGGTGTAAAGAAGGAGACTTCGTTATTGCTAGAGCATATTCGGGCACTCGAATCAAGATTCATGGTAAAGAGTTCCGCATTATAAATGATGATACCGTTGAAGCTGTAGTGGATGATCCACGTGGCTATGAACGCGCATAAAGGAGAAAAGCATGGCGACTATAATTAATGAAATGCCTGATGATGTAGAAGACTTAGATGAGGGTATGGATGTTGATTTAGAAACAAAAGAACCAGAAGTAGAAGCAAAAAAAGAAACTAAACCTGCGCAGGACGAGTTAGACTTTGAGATTGAAGAAGAAGATGATACTCCGAAAGCTGATAGGGGAAGAGACCCACTACCTAAAGAAGTTGTAGAGGAACTAGAGCAAGATGAACTTACCGACTATTCTGAAAGAGTTAAACAAAGAATGGCTCAGCTTAAAAAAGTTTGGCACGACGAAAGACGTGAGAAAGAAGCTGCGGATAGGGAACGTCAAGAAGCTATTAAATATGCACAACAAATAGCAGAAGAAAATAAAAAGCTCAAATCAACACTAAGTTCAGGCGAAGAGACGTATGTAAAAACTCTTCAAGGTGCCTATGAAAATGAACTTGCTATTGCTAAACGAGATTACCGCGAAGCATATGATGCAGGGGATACTGATAGGATTATTGATGCTCAAGCTAAAATGAATGATGCACAGATGAAGTTATCTCAAGCGTCAAATTACCAGCGTAAGCACGATATATCTTTACAAGAGCCTGAAAATACTGTACCTTTACGACAAGAGACAAATACACCCCAAGTACCAAAACCAGACGCTAAAGCGCAAGCTTGGCAGGCTAAAAACCAATGGTTTGGTAAAGATGAGGAAATGACTAGTTTAGCTTTGGGGCTGCATGAAAAACTAGTAAGGTCAGGAATTGACCCTTCTTCAGAAGACTACTATCGTCGTATAGATGAAACGATGCAAAAGAGATTCCCTGAAAATTATATTGGGGATGATGATTCGTTGGAACAGGATAAACCTAGCCAACGCAAACCTTCGACTGTAGTTGCTCCGGCAACGCGTAGTACCGCGCCTAAAAAAGTACGTTTGACAAAAACCCAACTTGCCTTCGCTAAGAAGTTAAAGTTGACCCCGGAACAATATGCAAGAGAAATGATTAAATTGGAGAAAACAAATGGATAACAGAAAGAATAGAGAAACTGAAGGAAGAACAGAAACTGTTCGTAAAACTGAATGGGCACCCGCAGCACTATTGCCAGAATTTACAAAGCAAGCAGGCTGGGCCTATCGGTGGATTAGAATTAGTTTAGCTAACACTGCTGATAATCTAAATGTATCCTCTAAAATGCGTGAAGGCTGGGAACCCGTAAAACATTCGGATCACCCAGAAATTAACTTACAATCAGATCCAAACGCTAGATATAAAGACTCTATCGAAATTGGAGGATTGTTATTATGCCGTGCACCACAAGAAATGGTTGATCAGAGAAATGCATACTATAAGAACAAATCACAACAACAGGCAACTGCTGTAGATAATAGTTTCTTAAAAGAAAACGACGCGCGTATGCCTTTATTTTCTGATAAAAAATCAACTACTTCCTTTGGTCGCGGTGGAAAATAAAATTAACTTATTAGGAGAACTATAAATGGCTTATCCATCAGTCAACGCTCCTTACGGCTTTGTACCAGTTAGTAGATTAGACTTTATGCCATATGCAGGCGCAACACGTCAGTACCCTGCAACAGCATCTACAGCAATGTATTCTAATCAATTGGTAGAACTAGACGTAGGCGGCACAGTAGCACCAGCGACATCGCTAACAGCGGGCGCTAAACTAGGCGTAGCAGTAGGCTTTGAGTATACAAACTCAGAAAGTCAAACTGTTCAGGCTCAATCACTTCCAGCATCAGGTGTAACAAATCCTGTTGTTTATGTTGTTGATGACCCTAAAGCATTGTATAAAGTAGCAGTTACAGATTCAAGTAACGATATTGCTACAGTAACTCAGGCGGCTGTAGGTACTAACGTTACAGCTTTAATTGGAACACCTAACATATCAGGTAATGCTGGATCATCTATTTTAGATACATCACCAGCAGCTACTAATACATTCCCATTAAGGGTTGTAGGCGTAGTTCCAGAAACAGCAGCTAGTGCAACTACATTTACTGAAGTTTTAGTAAAAATTAACTTGCATCAGTTTGATACAATCCTCGGCAACGCCGTAGCTTAATTTAGGAGAATAACACATGGCAATTTCAAGAGCCCAGCTCCTCAAGGAGCTACTACCCGGCCTTAACGCTCTATTCGGTTTAGAATATGAGAAATATGGCGAAGAACATAAAGAAATTTATGAAACAGAATCTTCAGATCGTTCATTCGAAGAAGAAACTAAACTATCAGGCTTCTCAGCAGCCCCTGTTAAAAACGAAGGTTCAGCCATCGCTTATGACAATGGACAAGAAGCTTGGACAGCTAGATATAACCACGAAACAATCGCTTTAGGTTTCAGTTTAACTGAAGAAGCTGTTGAAGATAACCTCTACGACACTTTATCAGCTAGATATACTAAAGCATTAGCTCGTGCTATGTCTTACACAAAACAAGTTAAAGCAGCTAACGTTCTTAACAACGGCTTTGACTCAGGTTATGCAGGCGGCGACGGCAAAGAATTATTTGCTACTGATCACCCATTAACATCAGGTGGTACTAACAGTAACACTCAATCAGTTGCTGCAGATCTTAACGAAACTTCACTAGAAAACGCTGTGATTCAAATCGCTGCATGGACTGATGAAAGAGGTTTATTGATCGCTGCTAAACCACGTAAATTGGTAATTCCACCAAGCTTACAATTCGTTGCAACTCGTTTATTAGAAACTGACCTTCGTGTTGGTACTGCTGATAATGACATCAACGCATTAAGAAGCAATGGTGCTATTCCTGAAGGCTATGCAATCAATCATTTCTTAACAGACAATGATGCATACTTCTTAACAACTGACGTTCCTAACGGTATGAAGCACTTCGAAAGAACTGCATTAACTACTTCTATGGACGGTGATTTTGACACAGGTAATGTACGTTACAAAGCCCGTGAAAGATATTCATTCGGTTGGTCAGATCCACTAGGTATGTGGGGTTCAGCAGGCGCTGCGTAATTAAGTAGCCCTTCTATTGTAAGAAAGAGAGAACCCAGTATATTTCACGGCTGGGTTTTTTCTTATCTATAAGATATAATACGAGTATGAAACACTTAAACATCTTTCTAAAAAGACTTTCTGAATCTACTACTTCTTGCATGGTGATGATGACGCAGGGAAACCTATTAGCCATTACAGTGTATCACTGGCAAAAAGCATTACAGGTTGGCGTGATTGCTTCTGTAGCCACAGTAGCATTAGTTATATACGGCAATAAAAACCTATCAGATAACAAGTTTGCTATGGCAGGTGCTATTGGATTCTTTACTGCAGTAGCCGATATGATGACTCACCCTACACACTTTGGTGGACCATCTAC